TATGCATTATTGTTTTGGTTGCATCAGTCCAATCTGCAACATTAGAAATCTTACCACAGTACAATAGCATCATGATTATCCTCTTCTTTGCACTTACTGATAAATAATTGTCCCTCATGAATGAGTGCACAACATCATCTTCAATCATTGATGAGGGGTCAAATTTAATATTGTGATACAAAGACAATAAGAAATAATTATAAATATATAATAATCTGTCAAATTTCCTGGGTTCAGATGAGGGATTATCATTAATAATTAAATCATCACTTGTATGTCTATGATACATATTTTGCTGTATCAACTGTAAATAAGTTTGATCATAGGATCTAGACGAAGTTCCAAAAACAACAGCTTTCATGGGTCTAGATTTGAAAGACATAACTTTTAAAACAACTGAGATAAACTGTCGTATTTGTTTATCTCTATCTCCCAAAAAAGAGTCAAAAGTTTCTTCTTTATTATCCTTTATCAATGGGACCAATTCCTTCAAGCTAATCCAATCCCTGATTAATGAATTGGGTTTATCTTTTTGGTCTAAAGTCCAAAATGATTCAAAAATTTCTCTTATTGGGTGTTTTATTCTCATGGTTACTTCATTCAATTGTAGTGTTCTGATATTCTGTGTCTCAAGAACATCTCTCATCTTATATTGGATATCCTTCAAACTCAAGTTTTGCAAATCTTTAAATTCCCTCATATATGGGTAATAAGATTCAATATCTGGAGTTGAACCATGAAAGTTGACCATATAATCAATACAATCCTTATAGTTCCTACCCATCATTCTTTTTTCCTTTTTATCCCATTTGGCCTGAAATCCCTCAACATATGGGATTTTGAATGCCTGTCCAGAGACACTTGCTGAGACTCTACCATAATAAATACTGGCTGCAGTGGTTCTCAAAGCTTCTGAAGATCCAAATGAAAATAGTTTCAGATATGTCAACAATCTAACCTCATTTAATTTAGAAGGTTTTCGGAATAAAACCAAAAAGTCATCATTGATCTGCTTTTTCATTTCATCCCATGACAAATCAATTTGTCTTTTAATGCGGCTAAGTTTCCTAACTGGTCCCATTGCAGCTTCAATTCTTTGAAGACCAGTGAACAAATTATCAAAACTAGTCAAATCAGCATATGCTTCTGGATGTGAAATGTTAATTATTGTGTGTGAAGCATTCAAAACATTTAATTCAAGGTCATTAAGTGTTGACTTTCTATTGATGATATCATAATTATGAAATTCTGGACCCAAAACAAGCATCATACCTGGATCCCCAATTGGATATACCCCTAAATGATATGGAACATTGACTCTTCTTAACCCAAATTTCATAAAATCATTACACCCATTTTCATAAGTATGATACATGGATTCACAATAAATTTTATTTAATCTTTGGGACATCATATATAATTCCAATGATCCACCATTTTCCACAATTTGTCTGCTAGTGTTATATGATTCCTTAACCATCCTAAAAAAAGAGTCAGTGTTCACTGGATTAACTGATGATAAAGCAAATTTAAACAATGCTGGGAATAGAGTTAAATTTGAACCAAACATTGAGTTGAACTCACTTAATAATGGTCCTATTGAACTTTTAGATTTTGATGTCCATATATTAAATAATGTTTCTGTTATTTCTTGTGATCTAACGAATAGCTCAAACCTCAATTTAGCTAACTCTTTTTTATCTAATGGGATCGCCTGAGCAGTATATGAGTCATCGGAAGAAACAATATCCCTCCAGGAACCTGGTGAGACACCCATCTTCTTGCAAATCCTAATATAAACTTCATCCCTAAAACTAAGAGCACAAAGGTGTAAATAAGATGATGTGTAATGTAATATGCCCTGTCCCATATTAGATTCATTCAAAAAATAAATGTCTCCAGTCCTCAAAAAATTCTCCTTCAATTTCTGCAGAGGTTCTTCACTATGTTTTATTTTATTCAATTTATCATTAGTCCAAATTTTAATTAATTTTTCAGGAATTAAACATTTTTTATTGCTATGTACCATTAATGTTAACAAAATGAATTTAAACAATGATGGATAATAATGCCTATAAGGTGTAAACATGTATAAGAATTGTATTGGCATGAATGATGGACCCCATCTGCTTTTATCAAGGTTATAATTCATTATTAATGTCTTTGTTGGTGATCTTTTAAGATCTCTGATCATATCTCTCATTAGTGTTAGCTTTATATCACCATGTGTTAACATTTCTCTCTCATCAGACTTACATATTAATCTGGAAAAAGACTCTAAAATATTTATCAATATTCGTTTATCAATTGGTAATATAAGTATTTCACGAGCAGAACCAATCTGATTTTTCTTAAATACTTGGAAAATCAAGTCATCCACCAAACAGTCATTTATTACATCAAATGCATGTGATTTATCTTGTTTGAGTAATGATATAACTCCTTCAATGCACCTCCTTCTAGGATTATGCACTTTTATATTCTCTTCCTCTTCCATTTCTTCTTCCTCTTCTATTTCGATATATTCTTCCTCTAATTTATCTAAATTTTTGTTTTTTGTTACCACACCCATCTTAATTTCCCCAGAAAGATTTAACTTAACATCTTTGAATATAGTTGAGCTGGATTTGTATGTAGCAAACTCTGACAATGGTTTGTTTAAAAAACTGTCTTGTGCAGCTTTTCTATGAGCCAAACCACAAGGAGCTTTGTTAAACATCGACCTAGCTTGTAATTTTGAGCCAATCTCAATAGCTCTCTTGGAAAATTGGTTTTTGTGATCAGTTTTTAATAGTATATCAATATCTGAAATTGAACCATTTCCTCCAGTATGCAATTTAGTTTGGTTTTTAACCCATTGTAAAGACTCCTCTCCTTCCAACATTTTATTTAAAATTTGAAATGTTGAGTGTGTTGGATCATCTTGATTCTTGTTAAATAACATAGTGAAATACATTTCACATAAAGTTTGCTGAAATGGGATGTCAGGTCCTTTAGTTAATACTCTAGGGGTGGTTATTACTGATCCAGCTAACTTATCTGAAATAGTTTCAAATGAAGATTCATGCCTAATTTTGCCGAATTTAATTTTTGATAGATATTCAGGGAATTTTTGATCCATAATTTCAGCATAATTAATGATGCGTCTGAGCAATATAGCTTGTAATGGAGTCCTGATAGGTTCTTTGTATTTAGAGATGAGATCTTTCCAATATTTCTTTGCCGATAAAGATCCCATAACTAGATATCTAACATCTTGCAACATCTTACTTGTTGATCTTTTATCTTCCATATATATGCTAATTATGACTCCTAAAACATCCGTTTTATCATTCATCACATTTTGATGCAAATGTTCAGGTCCATAATGCATATATGACAGGTAAGCCATTAGAATCTTATCAAAACATCTAAGATAATGGTCTAATCTATTGGCATCAGTGGTAATCCAATCAGTGAAATATAAGCCTTTCTCAATCTTCCATTCTTTAAAAGCCCAATGCTTGGCCAAGTGTTTGTTTGAGATGTATTGTTCAGTTGTGATAATTCTAAACCAAACTTGTGAGACATTTTCTCCTGTCCTAAGCTTAGCACCAGGATACAGACAGATAAAAACTCCTTTGACACCACTAGGCTTCAAAACAAATTTGTGTCGTCTGTCTTTTCTCATTGAATTTATTAGTATTTCCCTGAATATGCTTTGGCAACATTTAACATAATTCAATCCAATTGAATTCATATTTTCTAACTTAATGAATTCACCGGGTTTGATATTTGTGATTGATGCATCAATATGTTTGTCTGATAGACTCATAAATAAATGATCCATATCAAACCCATACTCCTCTTCCCATGGATTAAACCAGTAATTCTTTCTTTTCCGCTGTTCTTCAATGTGTAGTATACTCTTTTGCTTCTTAATGAATTGTTTTCGACCTGGACCTTTCAATGCAATATTAAACTTTTCAGTCTTTGTTAATTTAATTTCTTCAACTAAATCTTTCATATCAGCCAACTTATTTATTAATGGATCTTCAGCTTCTCTCAAAAAGGGTTTTAATTCC